GGAGAGATATAGCGGCCTTCTCCATGAATCTTGTCTTTATATTCATAGGAATATGCGCCAAGATGATCAAGGAAATCTTGTAGTTCGCCTTTAGCATCAGCGATATTGGTTTTAGCTCTCTCATCGGAGGTTTCTGCACCAATGGCTGGTCCTGGGTTATTAGGATCAGAACCGGCTCCAGTATAGAAAGCACCTTGAGTAGTGGGCGCTGGACCATTAGAACCTTGTGGAGTATTGAAATATGTTTCCCAACCTTGGCTGGTGTTAGGTAGATATGAACCAGCTACACCAGGAGCATTGTTACCTGGTTGTCCCCATGGAGCTGGAGTTTGCCATTGTGGTTGTCCTTGAACTCCACCAGTTCCGCCTGATTGCACGCCACCGTTATTAGCAAGTTGTGGTGCACCCATCTGGCCATATTGGCCTTGCTGAGCATAGTTACCAACATTATAATTTGAACCAGCATAAGCTTGATTACCTTGGTAAGATAAACCGCCACCTACTGGACCAGTATAACCTTGTTGTACATAGCTTGGTTGATATTGTCCATTAGATCCAAAACCTTGGAAACCAGATTGAGCATTAGCGCCCATCTGTCCATAAGAGTTCATATTGGAGTTGTTAGAGGATTGACCAGATTGACCCAAAGCAGTTAGATAGTTCTGCACTGACTGAGCATTACCACGACCAGCTTGTTGAGTAACTGATGGGCCACCCATTGGTTGCTGCTGTTGCTGTTGAGGAGCGCCCAATTGACTCATGCCATATTGCTGACGAAATTGAGGAGGAGCATATGATTGTGGTTGTGCTACTACAGCCTGTTGTGCTGGTTGTGGAGGAGGTGAATTTGGAACAGATGTATTTGGATTATTAGGATCTGGAGCAGATGGCTGTCTAAAACCAGGAACCATAGCATACATACCAGCTCTACTTGGATTAAAAGTAGTTTGTGGCGCCTTATCATAAATAGAGCCACCATAGTCTACTGTTCCGTCTTGCGGAGCAGCCGCACGTTGGGCTAATGGCATATAGTTTTGAGGACGAAATGCCTGAGCTGTTTGAGCAGCCGGTTGTGCCTGAGTCATCTGTTGAGTAGATTGTTGAGCCAATGCTGGACGAGCCGCAGTTGGCGTCATGTTCATAGTGGCTTGTGGTAGAAATCTTCCATTAGAATCAAACGGCATTATTTCTTTCCTTTGGATTTAGTAGTGACATTATCATAAACCTTTTGTAGAATACGTTCTACGTCCTTATTAGCCCAAGCGACATTCTTCTTGGCTCTAATATCAGAGGTGGCACCAAGTTGAATTTGTGGCACGGCTGGGGCTGATGGCGGTTGTATTTGCATTGGAGGTGGAAGTCCACCGCCGGCTGCCATTGGAGGAGGAGGAGGAGCTGCCATTGGAGCAACTTGTCCTGCACTTGGCATGGCTGGCATTTGCATTGGTGCTGGGCCACGACCACCCATACTAACTGGTGAGCCGAAAAGTGTGGAATAGCTATTACCACCAGGAGAAGGAGATGGTATGGGCGAACTACCGCCAGCAGAATCTTCTTGAGTCTTTTTACCAAAATCCTTCATGATTTGGCCCATTTTCTCGGCAGCAGTTGGTTCCTTCTTGGCATCAGGAGATTTTTGAGTTGTACCAGCTTCTCCACCGAATGGATTTTTGCGCTCAATATCACCAGTACCTTCTTGCGCTCCAGCATTAGCAGGTGCGGTAGATGAGCCAGAGACATTAGAAGAAGGTGCTTGAATACCCATGGTATTACTACCGGCCATCCCAGCCATATTATCACTTACAGCAAAAGATAACATACCTCCGCCTTGACCTCCTTGTCCAGTCGTTTCAGCACCACTTGTTTCAGGTTGAGATCCAGGAATAGGAGTTTCAGCTTCTCCGCCGCCACCACCCATCATGCCGGCAGCTCCGCCTTCACCACCAGCAGCGCCCATATCAGCTCCGCCGCCTCCCATATCCGCTCCTGCGGCTCCCATATCTGCGCCTTCACCCATATTAGTCTCCTATTAAAAACTTGCCAATAAATGTAAGATAGTGTCCATATTCTTAGACATATCTTTAATGTTGGTTTTAGCATTACGATCTGACATCATCGCCAAAGCACCAATTGCACTCATTGCGCCACCAGCCATACCAGATTTGTTTTTAGCTGAGTTCTGATAAGCTTGAGCATTAACAGCATTTTGATCTGCTGCTTGTTTCTCAGCTAATTGCTGTCCAGCCATCTGTCCTTGGTATTGTGCCAAGTTCTGTTGCTGTAGATTATTCATGTATTCATTATATTGCTGAGCATTCAATTGGTTTTGTCCCATTTGTGCTTGCAAATTAGCCATATTAGCCTGCTGATTCATCTGTCCTTGCTGTAGCATGAACTGATTACCATAACCTTGGTTAGCTAATCCGGCCTGTTGTAACATCTGGGCCTGAGCAAGATTCTGTGCATTCAAAGCTCCAGTATTAAACTGTTGATTCTGTTGAGCCAACTGAGCTTGAGTAGTATTCTGAGCATTGATTGCGCCCATGGATTGCAAAGCTGCTTGCTGTTGTAGCTGAGCATTAGTTCCAGCAAATCCAGTAGCTTGTTGATTCATAGCACCAAGTAATCCGGCCTGCTGTTGCTGGGCCGAAATGGCTTCTTGAGTACGACCAAGAACTGCCTGTTGAGCGGCTTGCTGTTGAGCATTAGCTCCAGCCGTCATAGCTGCCTGTTGTGCCATAGCTGGGTTAGATGAACCACGCTGGCTGCCCAATAGAGCGGCTTGCTGTTGCATATTAGATTGGGCTTGTTGCTGGGCTTGAACCTGAGCTACGCTTGGTCCTTCTCCTCTGGCTTGAGCACCGAGTTGGTTGACCATTCCTTGTTCTTGGCCGAAGGTGGAATTGTATTGGCCAGCATTCATCTGAGCGCCACCATAAGTGGCGGTTGGTCCAATGTTAGCTCCACCAGCCTGGGCAGTTGGTCCGATACGAGCGCCAGAATATGTCTGTGCACCACCTAATTGAGCAGATTGCGCTTGCGGCGCTGCTCCAGTGGTCGCTCCCAACATACCTTGCATACCATTGTTCCAGTTAGTTGATTGATCTCCAACTGGATTTTGGAATGCTTGTTGGTTAATAGGTGCAAATGGAGTACGATACTGTCCAGTGCCTAAGGCTCCTGAATCTGTACTATTTCCAAAGACTGCGTCAATTGCTCCACTCATTTATAATCTCCTGTACAAAGCTTGATAAGTATGCGGCATTAGTTTAAATCCGTGTTTCAAACCTCTATCAACTACTGCCTGATATCTTGTATCACCTTTAATATACTTATAGCCTAAATCTCTTGCCAATAATAATAAGCCATCTACAATTCTGTCCAAACACTTTTCTCGAATTTCCTTGTCAGCTTCCTTATTACAAATGAAACCTTCCATCATACAAAGATTAGAATTAGTTTCATAAAGAAATGTGGCACAAACACCATCAATGATTAGACCTCGCCTTGGTAGAATATCAAGAACAGTTAAGTCCCAACCCCATTGTTTGGCCCAGGTTTCGAGTTGCTCTCGATGCTTCTCTGGCTGATATAATTCAATTTTATGCATTATTGAGTTCCTGATTTGTTGGTCTTTGGTAGACGATTTGGTCCAGGCATAGCTCCCATTTCAAAATTAATATTACTGATAGTGTAGCCTTCATTGTAATTACTTAGCTGACTATCGCTGACCTTAATTCTAAAACTGGTACAAGTCTGACGCTTGAAGTTAACTTGGAACTGATATGGCAAAAAGGTAGCGCCCCAAACTGGATTGCTTCCCCAAGTTCCTGTACTACCCCATTGGTTAGCTCCGGCCACTGATGTGGCGTCAATAGCTGTATAACCATCGAAGACTGGATTGAAGTCATAAGCTATGGAAACATTAAGAGTATGTGGGCCACGGAAACTGCCAAGCAAAAAGGCTCGGAAGATTCTCTGGTATGCCTGTAATCCACCTGAACTAATCCAAGGCGTAATCCACTCCATTGGAATAAACTTATCTCCATCAGTAAACTTAGTTCTATTCTGAATATGAACCTGACCATTAGGCTTACAGAATGTAAAGAGATTATTGAAAGCTACCGCATCAATGGATTGGTGATTTGTATAAGTTGCCCATTGGTTAATGTAATAGTCATATACCAAGGCTGGACCATCGAAAGTAGTGAAGATGATTAGATTATCATTTGGATCTACCACAGCAGATGAAACAAGATGGTCTTTGGCATCATCATCGACACCAGCTCCGATGTATTGTGGTGGGCCTAAGCCTCTATCCAATAGCCAGATACCTTTATCTGACTGGAACATAATGCCATCTTTGGTCAATACGACAGAGTTTGGATTGGAACAACCAATGGAGTTAGTGACCAACTCAGGCGTGGAGAATTGATCGCCACCACCCAAATCATTTGGTCCATCACCATTCAGCACGAAGATAGAGTTCTGTTTGAAGATGATGAGTTTGTCATCCATCAATCCCAGTGCAGTAATCGGCCCACCAGTTTGAGAGACAGCAATGGTTAATGATGAGCTGAACTCCACTGGGATTGTGTTGAAGTTTGTGTTATTAAATTTGTTTTTACTAAACCAGATAAGATGTGGATCTTCTAATCCAGAAACCATTACTCTATCTTTGTAAAGAGAGATAAGTGAGCAAGACGGTGGAGCTGAATTGGAGAGAACCCCACCAGTTGTATAGATGGTAGCATTGGCAGCCATCTGTGTATCAGCTACCACATCAGCAAACTGTACAGTATCTACCAATGGATTATTGAGCAATGGCGATAGCTCCGAGGTAACTTCTTGGAAGGTAACCGAGTTGACCTGAGTTCTATAAACCTTGATAACTATACCAGTTTTGGCTGATAGACGTAGAGTTGGAATAGTTAGTAAAACAGATGAAGCTGGCGTAGAGGTAGTGACAGTGATTGGCACTGATGGAGATGAGTATTGTATTTGTCCAAACTTATCTGACCAAGCATAAGCCACTTGATATTGATATTGTCCAACCGATAGCGCTCCGCCAGTTGGGAAGGTGGTAGCAACAACATCCTCTGGGAACAAGTGGAAGTTTTGCTCAGCTACCGTATTGCCGTCATATGATTGAAGAATACCTCCAACAAACAATAAGTTATTGGATTGAGTAGTTGAGTTGAATTTATTAGTATTGGTGAAATCTACAGTAGTGGAATTGACACCAAGCAAAGAGAAATTAGTATTATCTTCAGAGATAAACTGACCTTTGATAAGGTTGGCCCAGATGAAAACGCCAGGAGAGAAAGTGCTAACTTCGCCCAACATTCCATTGGTTGGGAGGCCACCACCAACTTGAGCTGCCACTTTACCAGTGATAGTGAATGGGCTACCAGTTAGGAAGACCATGAAGTAAGTTGATTGTAGTGTAGATTCATGAGCTAATTGGACGTAGAGATTGTTGAGATAGCGGAAAGCCTTGCTGGCCAATCCTACACTTTTGATGGTGCCGATTGGGGTGATGGTACCATCCGTCTTGATGGTCAATGTCTTAACTTGCGTCAGGCTGGGTGATGCGCCAACAATCTGGTAGGTCAGTTGTAGGATGTTAGGCGTGTTGGATTCAATGCCAGTTAGAGCGTTGCTGGCTGCTGTAGCTATTACAGTTTCAGCTAATGCCACAGATAGATTGGAATTATAAGCTTTGACTCTAACATCAGCGCCACTTGTCCAGTTGACCCAGATATGATTACCACTATCACCCACCACATTAACTGTAGCATAGTTAATATTGCTAATGGCATGACCAGCCGTATTATCAACTACTGTCACAGATGATTGAGTATTGGATGTATCAAGAGAAAAGAGATTAATGGCGCCAGTAGCTGGCACAGAAGACTGATAAACTACATAGATCTTATTATTAATGACCGAGCAGTCATAAGTGAAATCTGAATAACCATCGGCCGCCAAGTTAATCTGATCGGTAATAACATTTGGATTAGATGGATTGATAGTTCTGTAGTAAAGGTTATTATTGGCCGTGTAGAATATGTAGAAAATGTTATTGAAAGTTACAACCTTAGGCTTGCCCAATGAGCCAGGAAGATATTGGTCAGCCGCACAATATGATTTGGTTTGTGTATCAATGGTAGAGAATCTACAGCCTTGTCGAGAGTCTTCCCAAACAAATACTTCCACACCATTCAAAACTGCACAGTCAGGATTCAATTGCTGAGCCGCTGAAGTGCGAATGATTTGGTTATTGGTATTAATTAGAGAGATGGCTGGACCACGATTAGCCCAAGATTGACTGGCCCCAATGTAGGTGTAGAGGAATTGATTATCAAATAGATTCAACTCATCATTGAAGATATCAATGGCTGAGGCTGAGGTAATCTGTCCGCCATTCATTACATTGGTGGTGAGAATATCATAGCCAAATCGTTTGTTTAGCTTGCCAATCTTGTTGAAATTAGCATTCTGTAATTCTAATAGAGAACCAGGAGATACCTGTAGGTCATCGGTCTTAGAAGAAAGACCGCCTTGGAAGCTCATTGGAATTAAAGTTGGTTGTGTAAAAGCCATTATTCATACCACATTACATCTAAGAAGCCGTTGCTTCCATTGCCGCCATTGCCACCGGTACCGGCAGCACCAGCTCCAGCACCATTACCACCAGAACCTCCGCCACCACCACCTGCACCAAATCCTACTCCATTACCACCATTAGTAGCATTTCCACCATTGCCGTTAGCTGAGTTAGTTCCAGAACCTCCAGAACCACCATTACCACCAGTGCAGCCAGGATAACCAGAACAGCCACCACCGCCTCCACCATTGCCGTTATTGGAATCAGCTCCATCAGCTCCATCATTGCCAGCATTACCACCAATAGAAGAGCCGAATGATATACCTGCCTGTTGCTGGAAGCTGGGATCTCCATGGAAGCCCAAGGCAAATCCAGTTAGATCCATTCCATTACCACCAACGCCTGGTTGCTGGTCATAGAAACGTGAGTAAACCCAAGTACCTAAGTTATCTGTATTGAGTTTGAATAGTCTATGATAGCCACGAACAGTCATACCACCAGAAGTAAATCTACTTCCAGTTCTATCACCACCTCTGGCTCCAGCAGCTCCTAAGAAAGCGGCAATGGAATCAAACTGTGTGTCAGTTCCATCATTACCGTCTCCAGCTACTGTGACAGCCGCAGTTCCGCCAGCTCCGCCTTGTCCAATGACAATTCCATAAGAGGTTCCTGGAGTTACCGCAATAGTAACTCGTCCAGTGATAGCGCCACCACCACCACCACCTGAGCATTGGCTACGAGAGAATCCACCAGTATTACCAGCTTCGCCACCACCTCCTCCGCCTCCACCACCGCAACCTTCTAAGGTAACGAGAGTAACGCCGGCAGGACATACGAATGTGCCATTGGAAGTAAATCTAATCTTATTAAGTCTGGCCACCATTTTACTCCGTCCATTCCAGAAATATAAAGCCAGAAGCGCCAACGCCACCAGCACCACCGGCAGAGCTACCATTAGTATTTGAACTACCTGCACCACCGCCGCCTCCTCCTGCACCATAACCTGATCCGACTCCACCACTTGTCCCATTATGCGCTACGGTATCGTTGGAACCTAATCCACCTGTTCCACCAGCTCCACCAACGCCACCTGGCCAATTGGATGAACCGCCTCCCCCACCGCCATTACCACCATAATGAGAACCTGCCCCATCATTTCCAGAAACGCCAGCAGCGCCTCCAGCATTAACTCCATTATTGACACCAGCTTGTGGATTGATAGCATTTGAATCATTCTCTCCACCATGGCCTCCGGCACCTGCTGGTGCTGTGGCGTCATCAATATAAGTAGCGCCCACCTTCAATAGGCGCCAATGAATCTTAGTTGGCAATCCACCAGAACCTTCAATGTTAGAAGATGATGTTCCACCACCTCCACCAGTAGCTCCATAGAATGTGGCTAATCCATCGAAAGTAGTATCTCCACCATGGCCGCCAGTGGCTCCTCCAGTATATGGGCCACCAGAACCTCCAGCACCACCTGCCGTGCCTCCAGCTCCTAAAGTAATTGTATAAGTTGTTCCAGGTGTCACAGCAAGTGCTATTGTGGTGACTATGGCAGCTCCCCCACCGCCTCCACCATAAGCACGGAAGCCAGTAGTAGTTCCACCGCCCATACCTCCGCCTCCGCCGCCACCACCACCTGAACCAGTGACTCTAATTTGAGTGACACCAGCCGGAGTAGTCCACGTTCCATTGGAAGTGAAGAGTTGTGTAGAAGTTCGTGCTACCATTTTACAGCATTACCCAATAGTTATTAGCAAAAGCCTTAGCTGAGCATAGAGTGATTGAGCCCCAGTTAGCAGTAATCTTCTTAGGAGCATTAAGTCCTTCAATATTATCAGTGCCATGAGGATTAATGGTGATATTATTAGTGGCCGCCGTTCCCCAAGCATCTTTGATAATGATAATAGCGCCAGTTTGTAGAACTGAAGCTTGAGGTAGATTGACAGTTAATGCGCCAGCCGAAGGAATGCAGAGAATAATTGTCTTATATCCAGTAGTTGGAATGGTATAGGAGCCTGTGGATAGAACATATCCATCAATACCTAATTGTCCTTGGATGCTGGTTAGACCTTCCAAACTGGCATTGGCGCCAGACTCAACTCTGAGTGTGGATAAAGCTTCGAAGGTTAGCTCTTCACCATCTTGGTATTTAGTTCTATCATAGAATAGAATATGCCATTGAGAAACTCCATTGGAGACAAAGGCAACAGCACCAAGTGAGGCATCCAAGACGAAGCCAGTCTGGGAATCCATCAAATCACCACCAGCACAGTTAATGGTAATGTTATGAACATCAGCCGAGCCAGCAGCATCCTTAATCATATAGAATCTGCCATTTGGAACGGCATTGGCTAATGGTAAAGTGATAACAATGGCGCCACCAGTGGAATCGCATGAGACGAATGTAGTAGTGGAAGCTGGATTGATGGTTAAGTTGGTAGTGATATCCGTAGTCACATAGTTATTAGTGACGGTGACATCCAAGGTAGAGCCAGCAGTAATCTGGATTGGAGTGCCAGAACCATTATTGTAGAATAGATTGCCTCCATCTACATAAACACAATCAATATCACCGGAGCCAGCTAAAGTACCTGACTGCGAAGTAAATCTAACAGAGCGAAGAGCCGTTAGGTTATTGGACTGGGCGGAGACATCGGCATTGATATTGAGACCAGCAGATGGAATTTGATAGCCATCCAGATTGGAAACGCCGGTATGAGTTAGGTTAGCCAGCTTGGATAAAGCATTGGAGATATTCTGAGCATAGTCCGGTCCAGGATCTACACCGACGATTGGGATTAGGATTCCTGTTGCAGGATCTACAGTATAATTAGCCATTGCTTTTATATCCTTTTATTACTTAGAAAACTTCTAAATCCACTGAGACATTGGCCGAAGTCGTAAGCCAGAGAGTTAGGTTCTTGGATGGATTACTATCCTGGGTATCATAGATGTCAGCCACACCTCGGACTCTAACCAATTTCCAACCAACTAAGTCTCTTCCTAATGTATGATCTATAACATTATTCTGGCCTGTGGTGAGTTGGATATTGGTTAGAATTGAAGAATCATTTTGAGTTTTATTAATCAAAGGCGCCAATGATTCCTCGATATTGGACTGCAAAGCATTGATAACTCTGAGTAGATTCTTCGGCTCATCAAGATCTGCCAGAGCCACAAACAGCTTCTTGAATTTCTTGAACATTAAAAATTGTCCCATCCGAACGGTAATCCGAAGTCATTATCATTGAATCTGACGTTAGCGATTCTCTTAGGACCGGCCGAGTCTCTGTTCTTAGCAGCATTACGGATTCTGACTTGAAGTAATTGCTTCTCCGCCAAGAAACCAGATGGATCAAGATTCTGCTTATTGAAGATTTTAATGCAGCAGTCTACAACTGCGTATTCTACCCAGGCTTGGTTATCCATCTGAATAGTTAGAGCGTCAGTAGTTTCAGTGAGTGGCACGAACTTAGGAGTATACCAAATCTGATAGGTTCCGCCAGCTTCTACCTGAGGCATAATGATAATACCAGCATCAGCCACACGATAGGATAAGCCAGTTCTATATGGAATTAGGATATTGGTGAGGCCAGAACGTTGTCTATTACGTTCCGTTAGTTGGAATGGGAAGAGAGTCAACCAGTAAGTACCATTGGCATTCTGATTGACCTGGTAGTCTACGCCTCTAAGTTTATAGAGGTTAGATGGAATGGAAATGATATTGGAGACACCATCGGCTGGGAGGATGGCTTGGAAAGTAAGTAGGCGATAGTCTTCATAGTCAGTGACTAAGATATCATCAAGTTCCGCCAATGAGTTATTGATGTAGGTAGTTAGTTCGGCGTCAGTAATGAAGTTGTTATTCTCCATATTGGAACGCTGTCTAATGAGTGTGATTATGTCTGAGAGTTGTGTTACCATTTATGTTCCATAAAACAAAAAGCTCCGGATAATTAAGCTTTCACGAGGATGCCTGATTATCCGGAGCCGCATTCATACCCCAATGTATTATGCTAAATTAATATTCTTCAGATTGACCACACTCAAGTAGTTCAAGGAGTAGGTCCTTGAGAGCTGAGGAATCTTTGGATTCGATGGCATCGAGCATCTCATCAGCAATTTGCTGGACATGTTCATCTTTGCCGGATTCCATATCATCCTTGTGCTCCATCTCCTCATCATCCATTGGAGGATGAGCAGACTTGCCTTTCTTGGCAAGAGCATTTCCGATTAGAATTGCTAATCCTGGTTTCTTTTCCATGATTAACTCTCCTTAAGCAGAACTCTTTTTGAGTAGTAAGAGGAACCTGAATGCCGAACCTCTCGGTAAGTCAGTTGCAGTTCCGGAACCGTCCACAAATCTTATAGTTACCTTTTGACCAGAGGAAGCAATTCCAACTGTATCGCTGTCTAACTGAGAGAAGAGGACGTTTGGTGTGAGTCCTACAGGAATTTCAGATTGCACGCTTACATCAAGCAGAGCAAACCAATTTTGTGCGAGCACCAATGAATAGGTGCCGGTTGTGTCGTGGGTTACTGCACTGACGATACCAGATGGTACGGTAGGTAGAGTTGCCGCACCGGAGAGTCCGATGCTGACATATCCATCTGCCAACCATGTTTCTGGTCTATCAGTGAATAACTGATTATATCCAAATTGTCCACTCATTGTTTATCCTTAGGCTTGGCTGCAAAGCATGGTGATGTTGTGAGCTGGAACACGGCAAACTAAGTTACCCATGGAGAAGAATCTAATCTCCAAACCATCGGAAGAAGCCTGACGCAACCAGGTATTACCATCCAAATTAAACATCTGGACTGGATCACCTACGTGAGTATAAGCCCAAGTGTTGATGTCAAGACCAAACATCTTGTCGGATGGGCAGTTTCTATCTGGCATTACAAGGACTGGGCCTTTAGCAGTTAGAACCTGGAGACCGTCGAAAGAGATATCTGGGTTGACTTCCTCAACGATAGTTACCTTGGCACTTTGGCTCTTGAGCAACTGAGAGTACTTGTTGTATGGAATGAAGAAGTGAGTTAGCTTTCCACCTTGTTTTGCAACGTTGTTGGCTGCCTGAATGAAGGCATCCTCAATTGCGAGCTGGGAAGCATCGAGATAGTTACCTGCAAGTCTGACTGGGTCAGCAGAACGGTCAACACCGAGGAAGGTACCAGCAGCAGGACCACCATAAGGAATCCAAGCTTGGACACCTTGCATACCCAAGTTACGGTCACCACGGACGAAGATGAAGTCGCCAGGTGCAGCCGTTGGGATACCATCAGCAGAGTCAGTTACGTTAACAGCAACACCAGCGGCAGTTCCGACAGTGATAGTGTTAGCAGTACGATCTACCTTGATAACATACAAACCGTGACCATTAGAACCATAAGCCTCAACACCACCAGTTACTTCGGCAGCAGCAAGGTCAAGTTCCATACCAACTTCGAAGTTCAAAGACTGGTCGGTCTTGGCAAGAGTAATAACGGAGGTAGTGATACCGCCAGCGGCAATCTGTCCGATTGACTCGGAACCAGTGCCATACATGGAATGGGCTTGAGCCAATCCAAGGTTTCTGACAGCGTTGTCAGTGATAAGAGTTAGGATATCGACGAATGCGCCTCTGTCACCTTTGGTCTGGAGGACGGCTTCAGTCTGGACGGTTGCCAACTGGTAGTTGGTAACTCTTGGGACCAAGAAGTCAACAGATTGCTCGGAGGTGGTTTGACCACGGTTCTGAGCCTGGGTGAAGCTTCTGCTACGGCCTTGGGACGAAGCGAAGACTACTGGGTGGACGAAGTGTCTACCAGTTACGTTGCCGATGGATTCCTGCTTTGACATACGAGCCCATAGTGGGTTGTCAATGTAGGTTTCGTTTACGAGTGCACCATCATCGTAATATTCTTTTAAGAGTGCATCAATTGTGGTTGGTGTATTGCCAGTTGCCATGTGAGTAAATTCCTATAAAGCGACACGTATAGTGTCGGTTGATATTTGTTTTCCTCACATTTTCCAAGCTAACTCGTACAATCCAGAGAGTTAATTCGATCCAATAATGTCAAATGTGTGTTGACTAAATATTCATTTATTGATAGAATGATAAATCATTCCTTCAGATTTAGAGTCCTTTTAATCTTGCCAGACGAGCTTCTTTAGTTTTGGAGCCTCTGCTTGGAGTTGGAACTGGAGACTTGGCACCAGTCCATTCCTTCTTGCCACCAAGTTGAGCTGGAGTTAATGAAACTTCTTCTTTCTCGGATTTGGTGGCCTCTTCCTCCATCTTGGCAAAATGTTTTGAGAACTTACTAATCTTCTTAACTGATTCAATTTTCTCTTCGAATTCCTTCTGGAGCTGATTTTCCATCTCTTCTGCAACATCTGCTGCATTAAGTTCTTCTCCAGTTTTTTGATAATGATCATTCATAATATCATAGATAAAACCGGCAGAAGCTTCTGGATTATTATAGTTAAGTAGTTGATATTTCTCTGCATCTGCTTTAATGGCTGGAAGAATCTTTGTTGAAATGTAATTCATACGAATCATCTCAGCTTGATAATTAGCCTGGGCTCGTTTTTCTTGAGCGCGTTCTTCTTCAAAACGCTTTAGCTTCTCATCCACTGTGAGTTCTGGCTTTTTAACTTCCTCATTTGGAATATTAAACATTTCATTTTGATATCTGCGGAGGAACTCATTTGGATCCATACCAAGAGCTTTAGCTAATTCTACTGGATTAGTGGCGGCCTTTTGTTTAATTTCATCAAAATGCCTGGCTTGTTCCATTAGAGCCTTGGCTTCCTTCTGCATTTGAATGGCCTTGGCATGTTCTGCATTGGCTCGCTTCATAGCATCTCTACGCTCGGCTGAAGTAGCCGGCTTCTCTACTTCAGTTTCAGTGGTGGTTGGTTGTTCATTTGTAGTTTCAACCTGTTGGGCAGATGGCTTCTCAAATGATAGATGAGACTCTACCTTCTTATCAGTGTTAGCTACTTCTACTTTGACTGCCGCTGGAGTTGCGGAAAGAGAATGAGACTTGATTACCTGTGGCTGCACAGTCACTCCATTAGGAGAACTGTTATTTACATTAACGTTGGATCCAAATCCATTGGTTACTTTAACTTCGGTCATGGGGTATTTTCCTTATTGTGTTTGCATCATGGGAGCTGGCTGAGGACCAATTGGACCTGGAGCTGGCGGAGGTTGCTGAGAACCTGGAACTGGCTGAATTGGCTGACCATTTTGATCAACTGGGCCAGGAGGAGGTTGAGGTGGCGCTTGTTCTGGAGGTGGCGCCTGTAGAGCAATGCAGTTCATAATGAATTGACGAACAAGCTCAAGCCTATCATCTGGACAACCATCATGCACCAACATAGTATACACGCCTTGTGCGGTCTGTTGTGCCAAGCCAAGATTCATTAATGGATCTGGTTGATGAGTTACTCCATCCTCCACCATCTCAGATAGCCACTTCTCAGTAAGTCTAAGAGATGAAGTCTGGACATTAACTTCTTGTTCCAAATCTGGATCAAGATTCAATAGTTCCATACCACGTTCCTTAGAGATCCATTGGTTTTGGATGTATTCAGTAATTGTTTGGATACGGCCGGCTGGAGTATCTGGTAGCTGAGAGGTTGGGAAGGTTTGAATATCAAATGGATTGTCATTCAAATCTACATCCTTCCACTTGATTTCCTTTAGGATTTTCTTTTCCGAGAAGGTAATGGAAAGATCTGGATTTTCTGAGTATAGATCCTTGGAAATATCAACCATGATTCTGGCGACTTCCACGAAGAACTTCTCCCAGCGATTGGCCACCATGGCGAATCTGCCGGTTTCAATATCCGACACTTCTCTGATAGCGACTGCTGAATCTACGCCGGCTGGCTTCATACCAGAAGCAGAGGTTTGGCTGAGACCAACAATCTGGAAAGCCCATTGAATTAGTGAGTTAAGGTGAGAGTAGACTTCTCCTGACAAAGCGGTTGGAGAAGCAAACTGTGGAGGAGTGCCTGAGTATGGAATCATTCTGGCAATGGTGTTAGAAAGCAAAACATCTTCCGATACTTGAGATGAGTTTTCCACGAAGATAACTGGCACAGCAGCAAGTTCCTGAGACTGTTGAATGGTCTTGAGAATCTTGTTAATTTCCACCTGAATAGTTAGAATCTCTTCAGTAATGGAGCGACCGAAGAAACCAAGAGGCTTAGCCATCCAACGGAAGCAAACGATTGGGAAGTAGTCCTTCTTATATTCATTAGATTCAAGAGTGCAGTTCTGGATAGTGATACAGTGAACACCATCTCCAGACTTGCTATCCATTGGAAGATGCCAGGACTCTGTGACACGAATCATATCCATAGTGGATTGATAACCAGTTCTACCTGACATGGAAGTCTGTGCGCCCAGGATATGTTCTTGATGTTCTGGGTATTTGAGAAGTAGCATATCTCTTGGAATTAGGTTGATACGATGCATGGAGCGAGGCTTTTGTTTCCAGCCATCCAGCTCATCTACACGAATTTCATCAGAGAAAACCCATTCCGTCTTAATCTTGCCGTCTTCTACTTTGACCAACATGTAACCAGTGCCAAGAACTTCGGCATCTCTAAAGACCATCTCGGAGTTCTCATAGACCTCAGCCTCTTTGAATAGACCGGTGACATACTTTGTGAGATTGGTGGCACGGAGCTTGAGGAAATAGTCATCAGCGCCAGTTGTTACAAATGAAACCTTCGGCTGGTCCTTAGCGACCTTGGCAGCTACGGCATCGATAACAGATTGGATGATATTCAATACTACTTTGTTGGAGGATTCTTGAGAGTAAGCTCCTCGACCGATAGCTGGATAACCCAAGGCTTCATAGTTACCATAGAGGCGACCATAACGAAGATACAAAAGTCTGCGATGAGTCTGAGCATTTTCAATGGCTGTAACAGTGGAATCCACTGATTTATGAAGGTCTTTGGCATCTTCTAACCACCAACGTGTAACATCATTTTTCGAGGTATAAGCCTTGATAATCTTGCGGTTATCAGCGCTGGCTAAATACTCACCAGAAGAAGTGACTGGCCTATCCTGCTTAACCTTAGTTACCTTGCCGGATGCTCTGACTTCCTTCTTAACCTTTAGCTTATCAGCCTGCTTTTTATTAGCCATTATTCTTTACCTTCGTTTTAGATTTTTTAATTGGAGTGATTGTAAGTGCCTCCAATTGCTCCAATGACAAAGGTGGAGCGCTGGTTGAATGGAAAAGAATATCATCCAACTCTGCAATAGATGTCGGATTATTATTGGATTGAACATCCAATTTGGGGGCTTCATGCTTGGTTTTGGTAATTTCTAATTCTCCGCATTTAAGGCGATCCAGTTTATGATCCACCACAAGTTTGGAAAGAGCTTGTATTAGTTCGAGTGTTAATTCCATGTTAGTCCTTGAATTCTTTGGCGCCAATCCTATCCAAATGTTTATTTACATATTGGATTTTCTGTCCAGTGGAATTGGCTGGGGCTGATAGTAATCTGGTCATTGAACCTTGGCAGTAATGACAGGTAGGTTCTGGGTCGTCTTGTTTAATGAGATGCTCTGTAACTGTGTCACAGAACTCGCAATGGTAGTCAAAAAGAGGCATCGTCTTCATCCTTCCACCATGGCTGCTTTACTTGCTTGATGGTTTGTTTTGGTAAGAATTGTCGTTCAATCTCTTGCACAATCTGTTCTTCAAATGGTAACGGTGGGGTAGTAACTTTGAACCAGTAATGGCGTGATTGGTGATGTCCATAAAGAAGAGCATCTGTCAAGTGATTCTCTTTCCTGGAATCTTCCTTATGCTCACCTCTTAGAAGTGCATTGGTATCCCAGATAAGTGTATTAAGTTCATTGATAAGTTGGGCGTTTTGATTCTTGAGAATGAGAATGTTTTTGGTGATGAAATCGGAGTTCATCAAAGCGATGTGAGCTGCCTTGCCCAGCTTCTCAGCGGCCTGTAGTGGCAGCGCATGAATCTTACGCATTTCCTCCACTGCCTGACGGTTGGCAGCATCGATGACGATGGACTGAAAGGTATACTTTTGCCTATAAACTTTGATCATATTGGCGACATCGGTAATGGTCTGACCAGCATGCTTGGTTGATTCAATAACGTATAGGTTATTATCATACTTCTGGTTGTAAGCAGTTACTACATAGGCGGTAGCATCGATATAACCAAGATCCAATGATAGATTATAGGTGCAGTTATGGAAGAACCAAGACTGTAGATAGCCGTCCTGAATATAGTTATCGGCTGTGGATCGATAGACTCTGGCATCGGTATCAATAACCCATTCACCCATTACTTCCTGTCGGAATTTAGGCGTATGAATGATTAGTGGATTCCTGGCTAAATCTCTATCGATATCTTCCTGAATGGCATCGCAAACTCTCTTGCCATTCTTTGGCTCAATGGAGGTATTATTCTTCCAATCGAAATGATGAAGCTTCCATTGTTGCAGTTCGGAATTTGGTTTATTAACTCTCCACCAATAATGCTCACCTTGTTTGTTTCCAGGCGTGCCTCCCAAACAGAGCGTAGCTCCAGTCTGAGCCAATGACATCTTTAGAACTCCATCGATGATCTGTTCAATGTCCTGCGTAAAATCCTGCACTTCATCAATAACACCAATATCAAACTTCTGTCCTCTAAGTCTATTCATCTGGTGCGGAGTGGCGTCTAATCCTCGTAGATAGATAACGGAACCATTATCGAATTCAATCTCATATTTGGAAGAGCATTCTGCTTTGATATTGTATTTATCGAAGATGATTTCAAGAATGTCGGACCACATGATTTGTTTACAAGACTCATTGGTCAATCCCATGTAGATACATTTGGATTTTGGAACTGTGATAGCTTGGTTGATGAGGTAGAGAGCGAACATAAATGACTTGGCAGCTCTACGAGTTCCACAGACAGCTTTGCGTTTGTGTGGATCTCTGATGAAATCCAATTGATATGGCAGGCATTCCTGTAGAACATCGACAGGCTTAATATCCTGTCGCTTCTTTAGTTCTTGCTGCGCTATCTTTTGGATTAATTTTTCGTTCATGAGAATAGTAAGTAGAGTTTTATTTTATCTATGTTAAGACCAGATACTTCGGCGCTCTTCATTAGAGTTTCTTTTAATTCTGGTTGTTCAATAATCCATTTAGCAAGAACGCCTTCAATATTGATATTGTGTTCTATAGTGGCCTCGCTGACTATATACATAACTTTGATGCCGGCTACTCGTTCAGCTCGGCTTTTTCTGTGTTGTAACAACCTACAATAATTCATGATAAATCCAATGAAGCTACTGAGGTTAATGGAACCAGGCAAGTCTTCTTAGTTAGAATATTATGAATATAGAGAAAACTGGTGGTCTGTCCGTTGGGAACTTTAATAGTTAGTTCATATTCTCCGGCTACAACTTCATTAACATAATTTAAGAATACTGGAATGTCCTTAATGAAATGTACTCTTTTTAAACTAAGGATATTATCATTAACTGGGGGTAATTCTTGTTTTGATTGTTGGGGTTTATTATTTGCCATTTACTAAATCCTGTAATAGAGTTGGGTCATATACTAAATGATACTTATCCTTCAACTCTTTGAATAGAGAGAAGATATGAGTACAGATAATATTCTTATTGGTGGTATTGAGTGAATCTAATAGAGTCTTTAGAACTCCCATTCTTCGAAAGATTCCTTTTGTTTGCCCCCAATGACAAATGATATTGAAATCATCCACTGGTTGGTAAACTAAATAACCTACAATGGTATTTGGTTCGTCATCAATGCAGGCCACAATACATTCAGACTTCTGAACCAGAGCCTTAATGATATTAGTCTGGGCTGGGACATAGATAGAATTTGGAATATTATTAATGGGATAGACTTTGTGATAGTCAATAGACCATGTCTTAAGCAAATACGGAAAGTCATCTGCCACGGCAGGTCTTATCGCAATAGGAAGATCGGTGGTCATACGATCTCCTTTATGAAATGTCCTTTAGAATTTCTAATTCTATTCTTACAAGATTCCTTCATTGAATTAGAAGTTTTCTTTTTACTAATATCAGAATGATTGTGCCCAGTAAATGTTGGTGATGGTATCTTGCGTAATTTTCTTGTTTCTGATATTTTCTTTTTACTCTCTTCAGAATGCTTGCCTCTTGAAACACCACTTCTAATATTGTATCCATTCTTAATACTATCAAATTTAGCAATGAAATGCTGCTCTAATTGATCTGCCGTTTCTTGTGTGGCACTGAATGTCAATACTTCATGATGAAATTTATCAGCACCATATTTATTCATGGCGCGAGATAAATGAATACAAGGCTTATAACCACTTGATATTCTGCGCTCTAATGTTTGCCAAGTTTGGCCTACATAAACTTTATCGTTAATCGAATTTTTGATGACATAAATGGTACAGAGCATTAGTTAGACTCCGACTTGATCATGGCCTGAATCTCTTCTTTGGATTTCGACTTCAAATCCTTTTCAATGGCGACAATCTCTGCACGATAGTCTTTGTACATGGTGGAAAGCATGGAAGCGAACGCAACTAAACTCTTACCTTCTTCTAAGGTTAGAGCAGTTTTAGCTCCGAGAAGGTCCACTTCTCGGTCCACCAATGCGGCTATCTTTTCAAGGACTGATGGGATTTTTTCTAGATCGATCTTCTTTTTTGGCTTTGCCATCTGTTATTCGTATCCTGTTTTAATGCACCAATTGAATCCAAGGTGCACAGTTCGACAAAGATTATATAGCAATAATGATAGAAACGTGGCACTAAAACACCATCTCATTGAATGGAGAGATGGGAATGACAGATGGCCGAACGACTTAATAAGAGGAACTTAGCGTATAATAATAGACATAGACTTTGGGGAATTGAACTAACAGCAATGGATGTGGATTTCATGGAATATGATAGCAAGACTGGGAAACCATTGGCCTTAATAGAGACCAAATATGGCAGAATTACAGAGGTGGATCTTAACGAACCGGCTTTTGATGCTTTATGCTCATTAGCACGAGAGGAGATTCCTGTCTTCTGTTTGGTGTACTACCCATTGGATAAGGATGGTAAACTGGTGGAGGCAGATCAACCAAATGCTGACGTGGCTCATATTCAATTTTATGGTGTTGGAGTCAATGCCATGGGGCGCAAGTACCTACCCAAAGCCAAACGAATGTTAGAAATTGAATGGGTGAACCTGCTGCGCGAATTACATCACAGCCCAGATGAGAGTCTGGTGGGCTTGTGCAAAACCTGGGTTCCAGTCAATGTTCCACAGATAACTTTCAGGCCAGTAGAACGAAACTAATTTATACAGATAAACCTCGGTAGAAACCTCGGCTATATAAGAATAGTACTATAGATAGTTTATTAGCTAATTAACTTATAAGTTAACTTTACTGTATAGCCGAGGTTCTCTCCGAGGTTTACTTTAATAAATAGACGAGAGGACTTGCAGTCCTCTCGCGCTCTCCTGGCTCTTTAGAGATAGTTATTATGGCAAGTGGGGCGCCGGCCTGCCCAATTTCTGCTAATTTCTATGCATATCGTGATATATGTGATATCATGACCTATCACAAAGCTTGGTTGAAGTGCCTCAATAAAATTCAAAATTACACATCTGTGCCAGCCACAGATTGGAATCATTACCAATTACTTGGTTATTTAATTAGCAATACCAATGAGAGATTTGAGCCAATTGATTTGGAACGGATCAATCCGGATTTTCTTGGAGTTCATAAAACTGAACCCAATAGTCATCCAATGTTAGAATGTATGAGATACATTTATAGGCAATGTAATAAGAATGCGCAACAAACTAAAACATTTTTAGATTGGTGCCTATCTAAATATGGTGCAAAATTAAACACCAAAGGATTGCGCCACCTATTAGAAAAATACAGACTACAAGAACAATTAACCACAAGCTGCATTCCAGATCGCACAGACCCATTACCAAATAATTTGCAATCTCTTTTCTCAGACTTACATTGTCATAGCTATGGAGACCTGGCCCAACTTAGAAATGATGATGAATTAAACTCAATACTTATTATAAGACTTCAAACTATTAATCTTACCATTCAACATTTATACTTAGACAAAATATCATGAAACCAATTTGTTATCAATGCCAAAAAGAATTGACCATGTCTAATATTGAAAGGCGCAATCATTCTTATACTGGAGTTTGTCATGATTGTAAATTCAATCATGCAATTCTATATTTGGATTCCGCGAAATATAAAATCCAAAACATCCAGCATAGGTTTGCGCATAAAGGAACTAAATGGCACATGACCTATCGACCAGATAGTAATACTACCTCATTTGTAACCGTTCAAAAACAACCACCACCACAATATCAAAATGGTGTTTTAATTGAACAGCCAAAAATTAGGCAGGAACATCATCTACCTGGATTCGTCTCCAAACAAAGATTTATTAATCTTTTAATTTTCACCTGATATATAGGAAATCATGGCAACTAAGTATTCTGAAGCACTTTTCGTTCGAGTTGAACCGTCATTAAAAGCGGCTCTTGAAAACTTGCTTTCACTCAGCACACACAACACTTATCCAACTATGGGAGATTTACTTCGAGATATTTTAGAAACCGGAGTTAAGTCTCGTTTGAAAAAGGCAATGCCCAAAGAGGAAGATTGCGGCTGCTCGGAAACCTATCAGTCTCATCAGTGTGGTAAAAAATGAGCAAAGAAATAACAGCAGCACTTCTCATTCTACGAGATCTATTCAAAGAGCAATCGGTGGAAGTTCTTAAGCCGGCCGAGGAGAAGCTTCGCCTGGCCAAGCAAGAATACCACGACGCAAAAATTCTATCCAATCAATTACTAAAACGTTCTCAAAAAGTGCAATCATTAATCACCATTACCATGCAATCAGAATATGATAAGGCAGTGGAGGCAGATGATGCTTGGGAATATAAAACCAATTCCGAGACCAAGGCAGAATTAGAGTCCGATGATTGTCTAATGGAACTTATTAAGAAGGTCAATTGAAAACTTGCACTAAATGTCTGGTGGAATATAGAGCACCATTGGAACAACATTTCAATAAGAAAACCTCAGCCAATGATGGATTTCAATATGTTTGCAAGTCATGCATGAGCAAGCATCGCAAGAAGCATTATCGCCAGAATAGACAATACTATATTGAAAAGGCCACACAAAGATATTTAGCCATTAAAGCAAGAAAAGCTTTGGGCCCATCTATTACGGCTGATTTTCTATTGGAGTTGGAATGACAGATTTCATGCTACAGAATTTTGATTCATTTCGAACTCAAATGTCCGAGATTAGAAAACTCTTCTCCGAATATCCTCATACATCCAAATCCATTATTGAAGGCGGAGTAGTTAATCGTATAGATGACAAGACAGTGGAACTAACATTAACTTCTGGTGAGAAACAAATTATCAATCTCTATATTTCAGAGCAGATTAACCCAATGATTGCGGCCAAGTTGATGCAATTTGCGGAGGAATCCGATAGGCAGGAGTGGTTGGATTATATAAACAAACATCAACCCAAGACATCGGATGAATTAAAAGAACTTAACACTAAATTTACAAAGAGGAAATATGCGTAAGAAAACCAACCATAGTCATCAAGCCAATTGCAAGATGACTCAAGAAGAGTTCTCCCAACTACAGCAAGTCAACAATGAATATTTCGGAGGCGATTTGAATACCTCCGATTTGATGAGATTCATTATGAAGGTGGCCTTGGCTGCTTTGGATAAGTCGGAGCTGGAGACCAAGACGGTTAGAACTCTGCATGTAAATGGAAAGACATTGGATTTAACATGAGCAATGATAATAAATGAAATGTTGTTTATGCGCCGCAGAATCTGAGCCCAAATCTATAGTTTTTATTAAAGCCAAAATATGTTCAGAGTGCGCTTATCAACATTGTATCAGCGTGGGACATAAAGATATTTCTGCTGATGAAATTACATATATAGAATTTGAAGGTGTAGAATATACACCTGTAGAGTGGCAACGTTTTCTTAATCTAAAGGCATTTCTATAATGATTAATCCATACAAACCAATGGTCGGCCATCTAACTTTGCGCCAATTCCAAACCATGCAGACTCGCATGGGAGAATATAATGAGCTGGAAAGAATGGCTTTTCTGTATCGTCAATTAGTGGCGGAGATTGAGTTAGACGAAGAATCCGATGATATAGAGTGAGGCGTTGGGTTTCCTTTATTCCCCAACGGCATTTCTCCCAACCCCACCAGCACAACCATCTTGCTGGTGGGGTTTTCTATTTGAATAACATGATTCATCATATCTATAGAATAGTTAATTTAGTAAACGGTAAGATATACATTGGTCAAACCTCTGTTAGTTCTAAAATGCGCTGGTATCAACATTGTTGGAGTTCTAAAAATGCCAGCTTACCGATTCACAAAGCCATTGCCAAATACGGTAGAAATAATTTCACATTTGAATTTATAGTGGCATGCAAAACATTGGACGATGCAAATCAATTAGAAATTGATTTAATAGAACAATATGGAAGCCATGTATCTAAACATGGATACAATGTGGATTTAGGCGGCAAACATATGATACGAACACCGGAAACTATTGCTAAAATCCATGCCAAACGATCAGAGAATTTTCGTTTATTTGGTTGTCTATGGAAAGGTAAACCTCTTAGTGAAGATCATAAACAGGCTATTTCTAAAGCTTCTATGGGGAAACCAGGAACAAATCTTGGTAAAAAATTTTCCAAAGAACATGTGGCTAAATTGGCCGAGAGTGTTAGATTAGCTAAACTAAATCCAAATAACACAGATACACATAAACAATGTTCAAAATGTGAAGCGGTGAAACTACGCACAGAATTTAGAAAAGAATATAGACCAAATAAAGATGCTAATACTCCAGAATGTAAAGACTGTTATAATGCACAAAGGAGATTACGACATGCCAATAAGCAACAGGCCAAATAGGAGCGATAAATATCAATGGGCGATCAATGAGGTTTTAGTCCCAGATATGTTCATGGAGGCGTTTGATAACTCTCGCTCCATTTCTAATCTATTAAACCCATTTGAATACAGCGAAGAATACTTAAAATGCAAGGATGATTTGAAGGCCGAGTTCTGGAAGTTGGCTGCCAAAGTCTGCACCGAACGTCAGTTTGAGATTATGAAGATGGTCTCAAGCGGAATGACTCAAACCGAGATTGCCGATAAACTGGGAGTTAACCAGTCAAGTGTAACGAAAAGCCTAAATGGTAACGTTGACTATACTCACGGAACCAATAAGGTTTATGGTGGACTTGTAAAAAAGATGAAGAAGCATGTGGAGAATCATCAACGAATCCAGGAGATATTGGAGAGGATGGAGTCGTTGCGTGAGGAAAAATGGTAATAGTCAGACATCTGATTATGGGTTCGTAGGACATAAAGTCCGCCTCCTTCACGGAGGAGATGTCTCATTGCATGAGACCGAATCCACCAGGTCGAAAGACCATGTCATTTTGAGTCTCTCTTTAAATGGTAAAAGCTGGCCAGTCTAAGCAAGGCCTGAATCTTAGAACTAACCATCAAGCAAATGGAATTTCCTTCTCGTAGCTTGGTGGTTTTTTATTTTCTATATTCCACCCAGGCTTTGCCATCGCCTGAATATCTAATCTGACTATCCTTGACAGCCGGATACCAAGAGCCTGACCTATAGTTATCCTTGGGATCATCCACTATTACCAAGACACAACACTCTCGATTCTGATGAGGTAGCTCACAGAAGAGGTTAAGCTCGTGGCAATAGAATTGAAGATAGTGAATCATTGATGAGCCGCCACTTTTTGACAATGAGCAATGAATTCATCATGTGTTAATCTCTGCTTCATCCAATTACAAATCTTACAACAAGGCACTAAATTTTTGATGTCTTTATAGTCATCCTGATGAGTCATCTTATCCACACCATTAGCCACTATCCAACAATCCTGCCAGTAAGTATATGTTAACCTACTACTTTTCAATGCAATGTCATAATCGGAACCATATGGATTAACTGCCTTGGGCTTAGCGCCACAATAATGACAATCCATCTGACTCAATTGCATAAACTTTTTGAATGTTAGACCTTTTTCTCGGTAATGGTTATTGGTGTAGAGTCGTTTGTAGGCCGCTTCACCTGGAACGTATTTTCGTTTATAGACACCTTTTGGCATTCATCTCTCCATCTAAGTCCATAGTAGACTCGTTGTCCTCTACTATAACTAATTCTGAAGCCTTGTTCAGCCATTAGTTTCCTCATATAGCATCCGAAATGATTGCCAGGTTGTCCATGAAAACCTAATTGCTCATAGACATATTGATTGAGACGGCCTCGTTTGACGAAGCCTTTCCCAATAGAGCAACAAGCCGAAACATGCACCATGACCAAATGTTTCAGTTCGTCTCGTTGCTCAAGCTCTTTAGCGATCGATTCTTTTAGATTCATTTCTTTTGATGCTTAAAATACTCAATTTGCATGAGACGTTTCTTAGCAGCACCACGAGAGCTATAAGTGCCCATATGCTTACCGGATTCTGAACGAACCACATAGTTTTTACCTTCTTTGACGATCATAGTTTTCCTCGTTCTGGTAGATTATTGATGACTTGCACATTCTGGCTGGTTTGGGAAGCAATGTCCACACGGTGCTGGCAGAAATTATAAATTGCCGCCACCGTTCCAATGACGGCAGCATAGCTACCACCATCAAGCTTTCCTATAAATAATGCTACAGTAGCACAAGATAGGATGATTAAACTGAGTGTGGCTTTGCGAGACTGAAAGAGTCCGATTAATCCAATTTGCATTTGTTCTTCCATTTGGTTAATAGAAATGATATTGTTTTGGTAGCAATCCATGTTCCAACACCTACAGCTACACCAACGGCAATCCTGGTAACAATATCTATTACAGCAGTAGCGGCAATGGCTGCGGTTGCCCCAGTCATAGAAGCAGTTGCCGAATGAAATTCTTGCCTGTATAAATCAATTAATCCCATTTAGTCCACCCAAATTACATAAAGATATCCTGAGCCACCAGCTCCACCTTTACCAGAAGCAGTCGCAGCAGTTCCTTGCCCACCACCTCCACCGCCACCGGCTCCACTATTCGCGGCAGCATCAGTTCCGGCATTAGCGGTTCCAGAGTTAACTCCAGCCCCACCATTACCTCCAGCAGCTTGCGAACCACCTCCACCACCAGCACCTCCACCAACAGTGGCGGTTCCAGATCCCAGAGTTCCACCATCAAATCCAAATAGGCCAGGCCTACCTTTTACACCTGCTGCGATGCTGGTAGAACCTTGACCACCTTGAGCTTGTTGAAAAGGCGGCACAGTAGCAGTTGCTGCTGGTGCTGTAGTGTCAGCAACACAATTGCCACCAATGGCATTGACCGTTGAGCTGGTTGCTGCTCCAGCTTTACCACCACCTGGAAATGTGGCTAATGAACCAAATGTAGTGGCCGTACCATCAGATCCTGCATTACCTAATGCTCCAGTGACGGCCGCTCCACCGTTACCGCCCCCACCAATAGTAACAGTATAAGTTGTATTTGGAACAACCGTGACATAGATAGCGTGTTTGGGAGCCCCACCACCTCCAGCCCCACCAGAAGCATTGGTAGCTGCTGATTGACCGGATGAACCTCCACCTCCTCCGCCAGAACCAATAAGTAGTGCTTGAGTTACTCCTGCTGGAGCAACCCAAGAACCATTTCCTGTAAAATATTGTGTAACTAATTTAGCCATTGATTAACCTTCCAATAGTTGCATGAGTACAATTAAAATGTCTTCCAATTGCTCTATTAGATAAACCATTCTGTTGCATTTGTTTCATCTCATTAATTTGTTCTGATGTAAATTTAGTTTGTCCAGTTTTAGATTTAGATAATTTCAATTTTGAAGCCTCAGACATAGACTTGCCTTTATTCCAAGATGTGCCACCTTTATGATCTTTTCGTGGCGATGGTCTGCCTATTTGGAAAGATGTTTGATTAGGTTTCATACCGGCGGCTCGTTTATTTCCGATAAGAGATTTAGAGATTTTCTGACAAGTTTGTTCTGAATGTTTGCCACACGAACCACCAGCTCTAATATTGTACTGTGGTTTAACTTGTTCTATCCAATAAATCTCTTCTTGATCTGCTTCTTCTTGTGTTTCACAATATTTAAAAGCATTGATTTCAAAATTATTGGCGCCATATTTTTTGATAGCATTTTTCATAATCACACAGTGTGATAAATCGCTTTTGTGAAAATACCATCTTTTATCTAATGACATTGTAGTCTGTCCAATGTACATTTTCCCATTAATTTTATTCTGTATGTAATAGATCGTAATCATATCCCAGCCTATACCTCTCCAAAAATTATCCGAGATACCAATCAACACCGTCCGACACCACCATCCAATGTCCCCAATTAGTGGAGAGAACACGAGATGCTGCCACACCAGAGATTTTCTCAGAACCGTTTCTTACTAATGTGACGTTGTTAGTTTGCATAGTTCCAGAAATATCCCAGATATGGTAGACCATGCCATTAACTGGAGCTGGTAGAGTTAGGTTGAAAGCGCCGGATGGATTTGCAAAGATTTGGAAGTCAGATGTAGTGATTGTGTAGTTGGCAGTTTTGGTTGCAGTAGTAGTTGCCTGCATTGTTTTGATTTTAGGTGCGGTTCCGGTTCCACCAATATCACCAGCCAATTTAATCATACCAGGATTAGAGGCGGTTGCTGATTGAGCATAGAGATTTACACCAGATATTACTAAACCATTGGCCGCGCTTGTTTGAGAATCAAATGTGCCAATTGTGGTAACACCAGAACCACCACTACCGCCAGGTTTAGCTTCCCATTTATTGTCCGCATTTACCCAAGTAAGAGCATAACCATCTTGTGTAACCCCAACGGAAGCTAAAGCGGTATCCAAAGTTTTACCACGAAGCGCTACTAAGGTAACCGCACCGGTTGAATCAATAGTAGCATCACCTGACATACTGGTCCAGGTTGGAGTTGGCGTGGAACTATTAAGTAATAATTGTCCAGCAGTTCCAGCAGTAATGTCTGAGCCAACAGAAATCAAACTAGAAGTTAATACTCCAGAAGAGTTAGAATGGACTATTCCAGTTCCCAAATTACTAATTGTGACGCCATTTGTGGCATCTAGTTTTAATTGATTGGATCCAGAACCCAATAAAACATAACCATTAGCGCCAGAACCAGAACTACCGCCGGCAAATATAGCGATATTACCGCCGTCTCCTGAACTACCACCAACTCCACTTTCTATGGTTAAATCGCCACCTGCGAAAGCTCCACTTCCATCTCCAGCTTTTAATTTTAAAATTCCACCAGAATTTGCAGTGCTATCTTGTGCGTAAACATGAAATATATTACCTGCGCCACTGGTTGAAGCTTGCTTTACAAATATATTAGCAACGGAACTATCCCATGTTAAATTAGTTGCATGAACAGAAACAGTGCTTGATGAACCAGTTAATCCAACAATGTTCAATGCCCCAGCCGAGGAAATAGTTCCATCCGTGCCCATAGTTGTCCACGTTGGGGTTGGTCCAGAGTTATTGAGAAGTATCTGGCCAGCAGTTCCAGCAGCTAATTTAGAAACAGCAATAGCAGCAGATGAAGAAATATCAGCATTGACTAATGTTGAACTTGATAATTGAAGATCAGTTCCAGTGACTGTACCTTTAACAAGTCCAGTAGCAAATCCATATGGAGTTACATTAGTGAAAAGAATTAATGGACTGGCTGTTCCAACTTTAATACCAGTTGTAGAGTTTCCGCGCAGCATAGCATAGTCTGCACCATCAATAGCAATAATATTTCCATTAATACTTACATTACCAGATAAACTTCCACCACTTCCTCCACCAGCACCGCCAGCTAAATTAAGACTGCCACCATTATTTGAACCATTACCTTTTTGAGCAGTAATGGCCATTGAAGCGCCAGCACCGGATGATGCATCAGTTTGAGTGATACCAGGTGCAGTAGTGGCTGCGGCCCACTTGATAATATTTCCAGAAGAACTGATTGGCACAAATCCACTGGCCCCAGTAATAGAAACTACATTCTGTGATGTATTAGTTGATGTAGCTAAGTCATTAGCCCAAGTAACATTTGCAACTTGTGGTTTGGCTTCCCAAGCATTATCACCATTAACCCAAGTTAAAATATAACCATCTTGAAGAGAGCCAATTGATGCCAAAGAAGAAGATAGAGTTTTAGTTCTAATACCAACATTAGTAATTGATCCAGAAGATGAAATAGTCGCATCTCCAGACATAGTAGTCCAGGTTGGAGTTGGCGTGGAATTATTTAGAAGAAGTTGGGCAGCAGTTCCAGTTGCCAATTTACTAACATCAAGAGCGGCAGATGAGGAAATATCAGCATTAACTATATCTCCAGTTAAATTAAGTTTAGAATAAGCAATGGCTGCCGTATTAGAAATTTGAGTATTAGCAATTTGTTGATAGGCTACCGTATTAGCACCAGTTACAACCGGAACCGTATTAGTAGAAGGCGAGGCTGGATATGAAACGCCATCTACTTTAGCTACGGTTGGATTAGGATAGGTTCCAGATAGATCTCCACCTGCCGTACCAGTTGATCCAATAGATCCTTGAGTAAACCAATCAGTACCATCAGAAGTTAGAATAATTTCAGAGTTATTAATACTAAGAATTAATGAACCAGAAACACCATCAATTTTAGCAATGCCGCCAACAGGATCAACTCTAAGATTGTGCGTAGCAAATGATTGCTTTTTATCTTTAATGATGATTACTCTACCATTGGATGGAGTAGGTAGAGTTAATATAATTGCTCCACCTGATGTATCAGCATAGACAATCATATCTGTGGTAAAAGCATCCAATGTATCATCGGACGAAATAGAGCGTGTGGTGAATTTAACACCACCAATTAAACTATTGAATCCAGTAGTGGTTCCAAGAAATACAGGACCGGAAGTTAGAGTTTGAGTTCCAAAGTTTGGAGAAATTTTAGATCCAGAAATGCCGGCTGCTACATCAATATTATGATCAAAAATGAAACCCCAACCTGCAGTATTGGCCCCAATAATAGTAGCAACAGTAAATGTGGCCGGATTTATTGCCGGAAATGATACTCCATGAACTTTGAGAACATCCGGATTAGGATAGGTACCACCTAAATCTCCACCAGCAGCTAAACCAGCAATGCTGGCCACAGTTGGATTAGGATAGGTTCCAGTTAAGCCGCCACCAGCAATACCAGAAGGAGGTCCTCCAGTTGCTCCAGATGGTTCCCATTGATTGGTAGTCGAATTCCAAGTTAGAACATATTGGTTGGTCGGAGAAATACTGGATACTGCAAATCCATGAATTTTCAATACATCTGGATTTGGATAGGTACCGCCCAAATCTCCACCAGCCGGACCACCAGGAGACGTAAAGACTGGAACTGCACCATTTTCAATTGCTTGATTATTGTTAATAGTATAGTCAATGGCAATATCAATCAATGTAGATGGATCATAACCAGATTGTGCGCCTGTTAGGTCTGGCGTATTATAAACTCTCCACGTAACTTTAGTATAAGGCGGAGTATTCAGCCTGGCTTTCATTACGTATGTAAAAATTGGTGTGAATGTCATTGTTTATTTACCAGAATATGATTAGTCTACCAGAACCGCCATGTCCACCATGACCTCCTGCACCACCATCGAAAGCGCGAGATCCTCCGCCTCCACCTCCGCCACCGCCATGTCCAGAATTATCTCCACCAGCATCGCCAGGAGAACCACCAACTGGAGTATGTGAACTGCCAGCGTCACCAGCACCACCATTGGCTAAGCCAGGAACCCCACTATTAGAAGCGCCACCGCCTCCACCACCTCCACCAGCACCACCAAGACCTCCATTACCGCCAGCTCCACCAGCTCCCCCACCAGATACGGTTACTGTAAAGTATCCTGCAATATGGCCGTGACCATCGCCACCATTTTCTCCAACATCACTACCACCAGGATTACCTCCGCCACCGCCAACTCCGCCAGCTCCCAATAAATTTAGACCAAAAGCTTGAGTTCCAAATACTCCAAATAATGAGTTTGTGCAGCCAATACCAGAGCGCGAACCTCCAGGAGTACCATCAGTACTACCACCACCGGCACCTTTCCAGCGATAAAGCGTTCCGAATAAAGTATCACCTCCATCAACCCCAGCAGCACTTGGATTGCCCCCAGCACCTCCTGCACCTATAGTAATCGTATAAGTTGTTCCAGGCACCACAGTGACGGCAACTAAGCTGGCCCATGCACCACCTCCACCAGCACCACCACCACTACTGGTAACATCAGCATCAGCGCCATTTTGGCCGCCGCCACCACCGCCACCTCCGCCATAACCAAAAGCTCTCACTTTGGTTACATTCGGTGGGGCAGTCCAGGTTCCGCTGCTATTGAAAATCTGAGAATTCTTCTGATTTAATGAAGTTGGCTCCCAATCATTTCCACCAGCCACCCAAACTAAAGCTTCACCATCATTTGGTGCAGTAGCAGCTACATTTCTATTCTGTAGCTTAGTGACCGTATTAGCTGAAGTTCTACCAGTGACATCACCAGTCATGGCAACAACATTATTGTTGGATGGACCTTCGGCATCCCCAGTTAAGAACATTTGTTCATCAATAGGAACGGCAGAAACGCCAGCTAATTCATCAGTGATAGTATAATCAATTAGGATATTGATGAGATTGGAATATCCAGATTGGGCGCCGGTAAGGTCAGGAGTGCCATAAACACGCCATGTTACATCTTGATATGGAGGCGTATTTATTACGCCTTTCATGACGTAAACGAGTGGAGCAATTGGCATTATATTCCTTTAGTGCTTCCAGTGATAGAAGACATCCACGGTTCCGGTTTGATTCTTGGTGGCCGTCAAATAACTGAGTCTGGCCCAACGATAACCGATATTAAACTGATTGATTACACCAACTACACCAGAAGCCGAAGCTGCCATGGTTTGCTGTCCAGTTCCAGATGGCACGGCTACCTTATCAGATGGCGTTCCAGTGGCTGAAGTGGTAGTGAATGGATAGATTCCATTGGAGTTGCCGGACTGACGATCATTGGATTGCTCCAAGGTGAAAGTACCAGAGACAGTGCCACCAGTAATGACAGCAGTCATGCTAAAGTAATGGGCGGAATGTAGGTCCAACCATGGAGTGACGAATGTGTAGCCATCGGTGGTGCTAAGAGCATATCCATCGAGCAATTTACCAGTGTGAAAAGTATTCATTATATTTCCTTTGAGCCATTTACAACAACCAAGACCAAAACATCTGGCTCATCTGAATGTGTTTTTATTACTTACCCATCAGCCTTTGGCTCATAGTTTGTGCATTTTTAGATGCTTTATCTGCCGAGAGATGAGACGCTCCACCTTTACGACCTTTTCCGCCAGAAGCTCCAGGAGGAACTGGCTGGGATTCAGCCGTCTGTCCACCATAAACTGCCTGTAATTCACGCACATGAGTTAGGCTGGCATCCATGGCCTGCCCCATTACAATAGATGCGGATAGTCTTTGTTGATATGTCAAATCCACTTTGCCTGAATAGGCGGCAATAGCAATCTGATCTCTCATATGATTCATAATCTCTGGATTAAGCATGGTAGCAGTAGCAACTTCCTTAGGAGTTACCTTGCCTTCCTTTAGCTTATCCAATAGAACAAATGGATTCTGAGCAATCTTCAAGTGATTATCAAACTCCGCCAAGTCAGCAGGAGATGGTTTCCACTTATCATCCTTCATGAATGGTTGAGGAGGATTTGGATTTTTGGGCATGATTTGATGCAAGTATTGAATCTTGTTATCATAATCTTGTTTCATCTGTTCGGCTAAGCCAGGATGTGCTTCGGCAATTGGAGCCATCAGTGAGTTGAGGTGTTGGTCTTTGACGCCTGGGTTGCTGGCCAAATTTGTGATGTGCTGGGACAATTTAGCAAATTGTTGGTCCTTAGACAGGCCGTTGGCCCCATCGCCCAGGATCTGCTTTATAGGAGATTCTCTGGTGGCGAAGGAAGCGGCAGTCTTGGTTCCAATCTGTTGTAGGAATGGGCCAACCTTAGCCAAACTCTCATTGGCTGCGTGGGCCGCATCAATGATAAGGAAGCTGGCCGCATTTGGGCTGGCTGATTTACCATGTAACCATTTGGATAGTTTACTGGCATTCTCTGGATTGGAGATGTAACTCTCTAACCAATGGCCAACTTTATGAGCACCTGCACCAGCAGCAGCTCCAACAGCCATTCCAATTGGACCGCCAACATGGCCGCCCATTGCTCCAGCCGCAGCTAAATGAGCAAGTTTATGTGTAGCAAATCCTTTAATCAATTTGAATACTGGACTGAATGCACTGGTAACTCCCAAATCACCAGAAGAAGCTCGCAAACTCTGAGCTACATTAAGTGATGATTTCCCACTAATCCATTCCGCCACAGTCTTGGCATCTGCACTGGAAGCGGCATGATCTCCGATGCTAATGATATCCTTCATGACAATCTGCTGAGCTTCTTTGTTCAATGCATTGATAGTGCTCTTACCTGCTGGGTCAATCTTCTCGCCCAATTGGTCAGCAAACTTCTGCATATTTTGCAAAGATATATTTCCATTCTTGTCAGCCAATTTCTCAAGATTAGCAGATAGAACTTCCACAGCCGAACCAATCTTAGGATCAGCTTCCTTCAATGAATCACCTAATTGACTAATCTTACTTTGCAGATCGCCAACAGGTGGTTTAGTTTCTAAGAATGAATCAAGTTTCTCAAGTGTAGGAGATAGATGGGAGCCTTCGGAAATTTTCTTGAGAACTGCGCCAGCTTCTTTCTCTGTAGTTTTCTCACCGATACCAGATTCAATGAGAGTCTTGCGGAAAGAGTTTTCAATCTCTTCTTTGCCAGTAGCTCCAGCTTCTTTGGTAATAGCTGAATCAATTTCATTAACTGCTGGCTTGGCCATTCTCTCTAATCCAGAGGATAGTCCTTTACCAAGAGCACCAAATCCAACTCCAATACCAGCTCCAAGAAGTAATTGTTCGGCAGCTAACTTTGGATCCTTATCAACCACAGCGGTAACTGCAGCTTGTGGATACATGACACGAGCGCCTTCAATAGCTTCATTGGCTACAAATCCGGCAGCTTTACGCAAAGCTCCAGGAGCCTCACCAGCTATTACTTGTTCTGCTTCACGGCCAATGGTTGATGGGTTGAGTAATCCAGTGGCTTTCTGTACTCCTACGTCAGAGGCGGCGCCAGCTAATTCTCCAGCTACCTTAGCAACTGGATGTTCTTTATACATTACATGTTCAGCTACATAGTTAGCCAATAGGTTTCTATCACCAATAGCACCTTCAATACCACCTTCATCACCTTTACCAAATAATGTAGCAGCCTTATTGATTAAGGTAGAGCCAGAAGAGCCAGCAGAATGTTCTTTTTGAAGTTGGATATGTGCATCAACTAACGCCTGGAAATTCTGGTCTTTGAACTCATAACCTTGTGCTATGTACTGTTCAACCTGACCAAGAGGAACATCTTTTGGTTTACCAGCAAGTTGCATTTTGAAAGTCTTAGTATTATCTACGACTGGTCCAAAGATATCATCATTCTTGTGGTCATTATGAACATCTTCAACTACTTTACTTAGCTCAGAGTTAAGTCCTCCGGCTGCACCAAAAGTAGAATCATAGATTGGTTGTTGTCTATTGGCCTCATTCAAAACTTTAGTATGATAGTCAAGAGTTTTGAATCCACCTTTGGCTGGATCAAATGCATCCTTGACCTGATCGGCTGGTAGAGCCGTCAACGCACCAGTAGGACTGACACCATATTGTACATTAGGAATAGGCGGAGGAATAGCCGTAAATCCACCTTTAGATGGATCTAATGCATCCTTAACCTGCTCATCAGGAACACTGGTAAGAATTCCTTCTGGAGAAACTAATAGTTGATTGGCCATTTACTTTACTGGAACTCCATAAGGTTTACCATCTTTACCGATATTACCTGCTCCTGGGGCCGGTTTATTAGAAGTAGATCCAGGAGTAGTTGGATTGGTTGCTTCAGAGCCGAATGTATCTCTATGGATAGTCTTTTCTCTATCTTCAATTATACCTTGGATATTGGCAAGTTTAGTATCTCGTCTGGATTGTAATCCAAGATTATACCAATGAGTATATGTTGGAATGATTTCTTCAGCCGTGGCTTTCTGGCTATCAGTTGGTGCACTATGAGAACCAAACTTAAATTTAGGAAATAGGTCAATCATAATTGCTCTTGATTGATCATAGGTTGCCACATCCCCAGCTTCCGCGGCAGCTTTTAGTTTAGCATATTCTGCTTTAAACTGTGGTGATGAATCTTGATAAGCATGGAATGCATCAGCCGCATTTTTATTGGTGGCCAACATTGGCTGGCTACCAATGATATTACCTTTGGCATCATAAGTATTGACATTAACAGTTCTGTCATTGATCTGTTTCTGACGTTCCACTCCCATAGCACCAGGCGGCTGAGGAACAACCACACCAGTCTTTTCAAAGATAGGAGCATATTTTGGATCTTCAGCAACAACACCAATAATCTTGTTGTATTTCTCGGTTCCAGGTTCTGCGCCCAATAGTTTGGCTTGAGCTTTCTGCTTCTCAATTTCACGAGCAAACTGGACCTTCAATGCCGCTCTTTGTGCCTCTTCTGGAGGAGCCATGCCTGCACCAACTAATCCACGAAAATATGGTCTGGCATAAACTGCTTTGACAGCATCTTCATAAGATACGCCATCTTTCTCCATCAACTTTTGAACATCTCCATCAGCTTCTTTGGATAAGGCTCTCATACGATTCAACTCAGCCTGTTGTGCTTGCACTCCCAATACCCATTGCTGGTTACGGATCTTGGCCTGCTCATCAGATAAAGTCTGAATCATATTCATTGCATTATTCTTTACCGTCTCACTCTGAGTAGTAGCGGCAGCTTGTCCCAATTGCAATTTGATATTCTCATAAGCTGACTTACGGAAATCTGATTCCCAAGTCTGACGATGTAATTCTCTATTGAACGCATCTTGGTTAAGCCCATGTTCAGTGGCAATAGCCTTCCAGCTATTATCAATGTGATGACGCTGTGCATTCATATCATCATCAATTGCTTTATTCATTACTTCCATGGCTGGATTACGACCGGTGCCTTGAAGACCACCACCCATACCACCAAGTACCATACCAATACCAGCCAGAATCTTACCACCAGTTGATTTATTGTTCCACCAACGATCTGGATCTATTTGCTGAGCAGCGGCTGCATTGATTTTAGCCATCAATGCCTTATCACGGTTCTCAGCATCCACCATCGCTTTGACAAGCAATGGTTTGGCTCCCATGTTCTCTTGAATCTTTTGTTGAGCCGCTACCATCTCTGGAGTTGGAGGAGCAAATTGACCTGGAGCTACCTTTGGTTGAGCCGCAGTGGCAGCAGCCAATTCATTCTGAGCTTTGAGTAATTGTTCAGGATTACCAAACAACATTCTACGTTGTTCGGCTTCAGCTTCACGATTAATGCGAGCAATATCTTCTTGGCCTTTGGAGAGATTATTGGCCTCACGAATTACTGTATCTTTTCTATTCTCAGCAGAACCAATCTCTTGCTTGACATAATCAGTTCCAGATAATGGCTTAGTAGATGGAGCTTCACGATTAGCTGCCGCATCTAATGCTTGAGTAGCAGGTGATGGTGGAGGCGGTGCTGGAGGTTGAATATCAGGACCACCATATGGATTAGCGCGTTCCATACCACCACTATAGTTAGATGGAGGATATGGATTTTCTCTGGTAATATCCGCCGGCTTATTGTACATTTCAGGAGTTCCCCAAGTTACTGGAGCTGATTGATCAGATGGATTATCGACCATTATTTCTTCCTATTCTTGAGATTAGTCTTGATAGTAGCATTAAACTTCTGTTCCAATGCATTGTATTTATGGTTCAATAATGCCAGAGCTGCTGACTGAACTCCAATCAACCTACCATAATTAACTCTCTTTAAACCATCTGCTCCGGTCTCAACTGCTTGAGCGCCTAATGTAGACTTCTCAAACTCTTGAGCCATAGGAGAGATATAGCGGCCTTCTCCATGAATCTTGTCTTTATATTCATAGGAATATGCGCCAAGATGATCAAGGAAATCTTGTAGTTCGCCTTTAGCATCAGCGATATTGGTTTTAGCTCTCTCATCGG